ACGCGCGGGCGCACGCCGGCGACGGCGAGGGCGCCCTCCGGGAGCTCTCCGGCGGCGAGGCCCGCCAGGCGCTCGAGACGGCCGCGAACGCCGCGGCCCGTCGACTCAATCACGACGACGGGGGCGCGGGCCTCCCGAACCCATGATCGCGGCGCCGCTCGAGGAGATGACGCCGGCCGCAATCGCGGCGAGCATTCAAACGGCCTGGGCCGCGTACCTCACGCGCTCGAGTCGTTCCGCACTACCGCATAGAACCGTCTACGCGAGCGCCTGGCGCGCCTGTGTTCGTCGGATGGTGTACGAGATGGCGGCGCCTCAGAACCTCCCGCCGTTCCCGGCTCACGTCCTCGCGCGGTTCCGCCGCGGCGACGATCGCGAACGGGATCTCCTGGCCGATCTCTCGAGGATGGGCCGCGACTCGGATCCGCCGTTTGCGATCGTCGGCCAGCAGGAACGTTTCGAGCTCAAGGATCGCAAGGGACGGATCGCGATCTCCGGCAAGGTCGACGCGCGGATCCAGATCAACGGGCGCCGGCCGCCGCTCGAGTGTAAGGCGTGGTCGCCGTTCGTGACGGATCGGATCGAACGGTTCTCGGATCTTTTCGAGAACCCATGGACGCGGAGCGGGGCGTACCAACTCCTCTCGTACCTGTTCGGCGCCGGCGAGGCGTTCGGGTTCCTCCTCCTCGATCGTTCGGGCCTGCCGAAACTGATCCCTGTGGAGCTCGACGACGAGAACCTCGAACGCGTCGAGGATTTCCTCACGCGGGCGCAACGCGCGATCGACGGCCTCGAGGCCCTCGACGCCGGCGGCGATCTCCCGCCGTTCCTCGAGAACGATCCGGCGGAGTGCAAGCGTTGTCCGTTCTACGGCGGGACGTGTAATCCGCCGCTCGCCGCGGAGGGTTCTGTGATCCTCACGGATCCGGATCTCGAGGCGGCGCTCGCGCGGCGCGAGGAGCTCGACGCGGCCGCCACGGAGTACGACCGAATCGACAAGCGGATCAAAGAGCAACTCCGCGGAGTCGAGCACGGGATCGCCGGTTCGTTCGTGATCAACGGCAAGTACTCGAAATCCTCTCGAGTCGAGCTCCCGGCGGATCTGAAAGCGAAGTACACGAAAACGGATCCGCGCGGCCGGTTCACGCTCGAGATCACGCGCCTGGGCGGCGCCGTCGAGGAACCGAAAGCATGAGCGGCGCCGGCGTTCAGCGGTTCGTGATCCTCCGCGTGATCGTGACGACGAACGATTACACGCTCGCGGCGAACGTGGGCGGGCCTCACGAGCTCTCGCTCCGAACGTTCGACGTCCTGGCGCCCTCCGATCTCGTCGCGTTTCTCGACGAGGCGAAGGCGCTCCAGTACACGGCGCGATGGATCTCCGGCGTCGAGGTTCGCGAAGCATGAACGCCGGAACCGTCCTCCGCCGCGTGATCAACGTTCGCCGCGGCGCGATCGTCCCGAACGCGAACGGGATCCGAACCTACGCGTTCGCGGTTCTCGTGCTCGAGTGTGGTCACGAGATCCTTTCGTCCAGGGCGCGAGGGCTGAACGCTCGAGTACCGCGGCGCGCCCGTTGTCCGTATCACGAGGCCGGAAAGTGACTCTCGAGGAGGCGGCCCGCCGGATCGCCTGGCAGATCGAACGGCGCTCGATCGAGGAGGAGCTCGAGCGCCTGGCCGTCGAGATCGAAATCTGGAACGGCGATCTCGACGCGATCGATCGGTGGGAAAACGAGGGCGGCCCGTGTTGATCATGGTCAACGGCCGCCGCGTCGACGAGCTCACCGGCGAGGGCCGCGAGGGATGCGGGTTCGGGCCGTGTCTCGACTCGAGGGAACGCGGCGGCGCCGGCTGTCGGCTCTGCGACGTGATCGCGAAACTCCCGCAACCGGAACGCCTGACGCGGCCGCTCGAGGCCGGCGAGGATGTTTCCGCGGAGGCCGCGGCGCGCGACGGCGAACCGAAACTCTCCGGCGAACGCAAACGCGGAAACCTGGCATTTGAGAAGCGGCGCCGCGTCGGCCCGCATCGATAGGAGGCAAGAGTGATCGTCACGCTACACAGCACGTCGAAGATCGTCCGGCTCGTCGTCGACGGGCGCGAGGTTCCCGCGCGGATATGGGAAGGCGAAACCTCGAGCGGGATCCCGTGTCACGCGTACGTCACGCGGATCGCCGTCGCCGACGGGAACGACACGGCGGAATTCGATCGCGAGCTCCTCGAGCAGCGGAGGCCCTCGGCTGAGATCGAGGCGATCCCTCCGCGGCTCGTAATCTAACCGTACGCACTCAGGAGGGAAATCGAACGATGGCTCGAAAACGGAATCCGGCCGACGCGGCCGTGGAGTACTTCCAGACGGCCGACGTAGAGGCGGCCGCGGCGATCCTCGACGTCTGTACGGGGATCGTGAAACGTCGGCGCGCGCGTCCTGGCGGGGAACCGGCCCGCGCGCGTCGATCAAGTCGTACCGCGGCCGCCTCGACGTCGAGCGCCGCTCCTGGCGCCGGCGACGAGCTCCCGCTCGACGGGGCGCGCGATCGGGAGTGATCCCGTGTGGATCAAGCTCGACGACAACGCGATCGACAATCCGAAATTCTACGCGGCGGCCCGACACCTGGGCCGCCACGGACACGCGCGCGCGTTCGCGGTCTACATGGCCGGCCTGTGCTACTCGAACGGCCATCTTACGGACGGGTTCGTATCGGATCAGGTTGTGTCCGCGTTCAAATGCGATCGGAAACCGCACGAGATCGCGCTCGTTTTGAGTTTTCCTGACGTGCGATTGTGGCAACGGGAGGAGGGCGGGTTTCGGATTCACGATTACCACGTCTATAACCCGAAAGCTAAGGAGATAAAGGACAAACGCGCTCGCGACGCTGAACGGAAGCGCCTCGAGCGGGAGGCGAAACAGGCCGCGCGTCCGCACGGACAAGGCGCGGAGTCCGCGGCGCTCGCGCGCGCGCGATCCCGATCCCGATCCGGATCCTCTCTTTCCCTGTATGAAGATCCCGCGCTCCCGCGCGGCGAGGATTGCGGAAATCCTGTCGAAAACGGCGGAGGCGTTCCTCGAGAGCTCGAGGCCGTCGCCGCTCCCGCCGTCCTGGCGGCGATCGTGTGGTCGGAACTACGGGCCGACGTGCGAGCTCGCGGCATTGAGGCGATCCGCGATCCGCATGATCTGTACCACCGGATCCGCGGGATCGCCGACGCGTCGAAACCGCCGATCGCCTATGGCCAGGGCGAGCTCGACGATCTCTTTTCGACGGCGCTCGTCGCGCTCGAGCTCGAGTACCAGCGAGGCCGGTTCGTCGCCGGCGACGCACGGAGGCGCGCGTGAGCACGATCGCGGCCGCGCGCCGCCTGGCGTTCGTCGTCGAGGGCCTCCCGCAAACCAAGGGATCGATCAAAGGGTTCTGTCCGTACGCCTGGGCGCTCGAGGCCGTTCAGAAGGCGCGCGCGACGGGAAAGAAGGTCGGCCCGCGCGTGATCATCACGAACGACAACGACAACGCGAAGGCGTGGCAATCCCTGATCGCGGAGGCCGCGCGTTCCGTCCTGAACGGCGCGCCGATGTTCGCCGGCGCCGTCGTCGTCGAGCTCGCGTTCTACATGCCACGGCCGCAACGTCTGAAAGCCGGCCAGGTCGCACACACGACGAGGCCGGACGTCGACAAGCTGGCGCGATGCGCGCTCGACGGCCTGACGGGGATCCTCTACGTCGACGACGGTCGCGTGTCGGCGATCGGGATCCGCAAGCAATACGCGACGGCCGCCGACGATCGGCCGCGCGTCGAGATCACGATCACGGAGGCGACGGTCGAGGATCCGGCGTCGCCGCATTTGTTCACGTAGGAGGAGAACGCCATGGCGAAACGCTCAACGTCGGTATCGAACACGGCCCGCGGGAACACGGCGGCCGCGCGTCGCGTCGGGTACGAATTGATCAAACGGGAGTCGGTCGAGGGCCATCCCGTATACGCGCTCCTCGAGGAGCTCGTCGCCGCCCATCACGATCACTTGGCGCCGGCGAGGATCGCGATCGCCTGGGCGCTCGCCTGGCAGGCGGATCCGGATGGCCGCGTGAAACTCTGCCAGTGTATGAAGGCGAACGATCTCTCGAGGGAGCTCGCGCCGTTCGATTTCGTGATCCTCCTCCGTCGCGCGTATTGGAAAGACGAACGCGTGAAAGACGAGCACCGGCGGCCGATCATGGATCACGCGTTGTGCTACGCCGCGCGCGCCCTCGATCGCGCCGACGAACCGGCGAACGACGAACGCGGCCGGCCCGTGTGGCGGATCCGGAAACCCGATATCGTCGAATTCTCCGAAATCATCGAACGCCACGGCCTGTACTCGAGGGATCTCGAGAACATGGCCGACGCGCTCCGCCGTCAAGGCGTCGGGCCGTTCGTTCACTGCGACGATTGCGCCCTCAATCCCGGATGGGTCACTGTGACGCGCGCCGATCAGGCGCCGGCGCTCGAGCGTTGCGCGTGCTGGAAAGCATGGACGGAGCGCCGGAACGACTATCGCGCGGAGCGGCGGGCGAGCGCCTGATCATGGGCCGCTCGACTCCTGACAGGCCGCCGGCGTTCCGGCCCGAACCTCCGCCGGCGCCGCCGCGGCGCGAGGATCCGGCCTCCGGCGCCAGGCGCGCGATCGCGGCGATCGACGAGGCGCTCGAGCGACACGCCGGCCGCGCGCGTTGCGACTACTGCCGGCGTTGGGGAACGCCGGCGACGCAATGTGAGGGATGCGGGGCGCCCATGCCGGCCTCGAGCGCCTCGACGTCGACGACGGTTCGCGTCACGTTCGACGGACGGGCGATCACGCGCGCCGTCGTCGACGCGATCCCGCCGGCGTTCGATCGCGTTCGCCGGCGCTCGCTCCCATCGTTCCCGGCGAACCGGATCGTTCCATGAGCGGGACGCCTCACGTAATCGGGTACTACCGCGCGGAGGATCGCGCCGTCCTCCGCGAGCTCGACGTCCAGGCGTGTACCACTTGCGGCGCCGTCCTCTGGCGGCGCGAACACGATCGGGATCCGTTTCCGCCCTGGGCGCGCGTCGGCGACGACTGTCCAGGGCCTATGGATGATGACAGCATGGCGAAGCGATCGACGACGAAGAACACGAAAGGCGCGAGCGGAAAGCCGGCGAGGAAACCGCGGCCGGAACAGGTCGAGCTCCCAGGGACGGAGGACAGCGCGATCGCCGCCCTCGAGGCGAAGGCGAAGGAACTTCGCGCGAACCGCGACGAACGCGCGGAGCTCAAAGGCGAGGGCGAGAAGATCGAACAGGCGTTGATCACGCTCATGCACAAGCACAACAAAAAGACCTACCGCCGGCATGGGATCGAGATCGTTCTCGTCGGCTCGTCGGAAAAGGTCAAGGTTCGCTATCCCGACGACGACGGCGACGGCGGGGGCGAGGAGTAACGCTCGTGCTCGTGAAACGGATCCTCGATTTCCGCGTTGAGGCGCCAGGCGCGATCGTGCGCGCGGCGCCCTACGTGCCGATCACGCGGCCCGACGACGAGCTCGTGATCGGCTACGCGAAGATCGACGAGGGCCTCGCCTGGCTGAACGTTCTCGACGTCGACGGCGAGGAGGCGGCGTTCGCGCCGCTCTCCGTCTCGTATGTCGTCGACGCGCGTTCGAGCGAGGGCGATCGGCGGATCGAGGCCGTTCGAGTCCTGGCGATCACGCTCATGAGCGAGGCCCGTTCGTGATCGGCCGCGGCGAGTACGACGAGAACCTCATGGCCGCGGAGCTCCGCGCGTGCTCGCTCTGTCGGCGCGAGTACTACACGACGGTTCCGACGAATCCGTGGACGTGTCTGCAATGCCGGCGGGAGGCCGCCAGGCGAGGAGGATCGAATGTCGTTCTGGCGAACCGTGTCGGCGAGGGAAATCCCGTACTGGCAGGACACGCACCCGAAGTACCCGCGGCGCCGTCGACGGCCGCGGCGCTCGAGGGCGAGGCGGCGCCCGTGTCGTAAGTGTCACACGTTCGCGTGTGCTGGCTGTCTCTGAACGTGTCGCGATTGCGCTACGCGGAGCGATGCCTGGGCCGGACGGTCGAAGCGTTTCGATCGTTCCGCCCAGGAGAGGAGGCGGGACGGAGGGCTGAGATCGAGGCCCTCCCGTCCCGCGTGTGGAGTGGGATACGTGTACGGCGTGTGGTCTGTCAGGGCGATTTCGGTCGAGGCCCTCACGAGCAATGGATCCCGGAGTACATCCTGTGGTCACTGATCGACGTAGGGCACTACCGTTGCCCGTATCACAGATAGGACGCGCGACGTGTTCGAGCTCGAGGAGGTTCCGGTTCGTATGAGGTTCGATGCTCCGTTCGTGGTGAAACGCTACTCGCCGCCGATCGGCAGAGCGAACGCGCCGCGTCGCGTGACGATCGAGGCGAGGGCCTACTCGCTCGACGAAGCAATGCAGTACGCCAGGCGCAATCGAGAGATGTTCGCGCGGATCCGCGAGCGCCTGGCCAGCGAGGGCGAGGGCAAACCTTGGACGCTGAACGATCTCGATTGGTACGCGAACGCGCCGACGTGGATCGAACATCGTCGAGCGCCGGCAACGACCATGCCAGGCCGGCGGGCGCCGTAGGTTCTCCGCCGCGCGGCCGACATGGCGGGCGAGCGAGGCGCAAACGGCCTCTAGTCCTCACGCGGAAATAGGGTCCGGTTTTTCAATCCGACAGGAGGGAATGATGGCAACGGAAAACGATCTCGTCGACGTGAAGGTTCGCGCCTGGCGCGCGCTCGCGACGCTCCTCGAGACGCTGAACGAGATCGCGGCGAAGGCGTCGAAGCAACTCGATCGCGAATTGGAGGGCGGCGCCGGCGAGCGCCGCGGCCGCTCGTGAGCGAGCTCGCGCGCGTGACGGCCCAGTACCTCGCCGTTCTCCTCGAGCGGGACGGAATGTCCGCGTCGATCCCGGCGATGCGTCGAGAGCTCGAGGCGGCCGACGCGGCCGACGCGGCCGCCCTCGCCGTTCAGATCGAGGATTCGACGTTCGTCGGCGACGCGCCGATCAAGCCTGGCCGCGATCGCGGGAGGAAACCGTGAGCGGCGGCCCGAAGATCAAGCCTCTGGCGGATCGCGAGGCCCTGTACTCGAGAGGGCGCCAGGACGCGACGCTCCGCAACGTTCGCGCGAGTCGCCGGCGGGAGGCAACGCTCGCCGCTCGAGTACGGCGCCTCGAGCTCGCGAACCGTCGGATCGTGCGCGTGCTCCGCGAGCTCTCGAGAACCGTTCGCCTGGCCGTCGACGTGATCGCAAGCGGCGGCCGCCGGCGGAGGAAATCATGACGCGGCCGCGTTCGGCCATGTCGCGCGGCGAATTGATCCGCGAGCTCGACGCGGATCTCGCGCAACTCGAGGCCCGCAAGGATCCGTCCCTGGCCGGCCTGATCGACACGCTCCGCGCGATGCGTCGGAACCTGTCGGCCCTGATCGTTCCGCCCGACGGCGCCGGTACGATCGGCGAGGCATGGGCGAGCTACTCCGCGGCGCTCCTCGATCCGATCGGCGCCGATGCCGTACAACGCGAGGAAACCAAACGCGCGTTCTACGGCGGCGCCGCGGCGACGTTCGGGATCATGCTCGAGGCCGCGGAGCTCGAGGAGGACGCGGCCGCGGCGCGCGTCGAGGCGCTCGATCTCGAGCTCGCGGATTTCCTCCGCCTGTTCTCGAGTCGACACGGGATCACGTCATGAGCGCCGCCAGGCGGCCGACGTGGCCGACGTGTCCCGTATGCGGCGAACGACACAGGCCCGCCAGGTTCACGAACGGCGGGCCTGGGCGTTGCTACCATTGCGGCCGGACGGCGCGCGATTGCGCGTGCTATCCCGATCTCCTCGCGACGATCGCCGGATGGTTCACGACGCGGCCGCTCGCCGGCGTCGGGATCCTGGCGGCCGTGGCGATACTCGCGATCGCCGTCGACGTCGGCGCGCCGGCGAGGCCGTGGATCCGGTTCGTCGCCGACGTCCTCCCGATCCTCCTGTGCGTCGCGCTCCTCGTGCTCCTCCGCCGGAGGATCTCGTGAAGCGCCCGCCGAAGATCGATCGGCTCGAGCTCGTGAACGCGATCGTCGAGGATCTCTTTCGGAACGGCGACGGCCGCGAGGCGGCGCGCCTCGTGTTGACGTCGCGCGAGGGCGGCGATCTCGGAGGATGGAACCGGATCGCCGTTACCGATCGGATCGTTCGCGCGATCGCGCCGGCGCTCGACGAGCTCGAGGCGATCCGCCGGCGGGCCTCGACGCTCGAGGATGCGGCGTTCCACTTTCAGACGTGCCGAACGTGCCGAACGGCCGGCGAGGAGCAATGCACGAGCGGCCGACACTTCGCGAGGTTTCTCCGGGGGGAACGTTGACGACAGGCGCATACTCGACGCGTGTTCCCTCGAGCTCTGACGGCCGCCGCGGCCGCGTTCGTGCTGGCCGGAGGCGCGGTTCTCGCCGGCGCCTGGGCGCGACGCGTCGGCCTCGAGCTCCTCGAGCTCGTCGACGAGGGCCGGCGCCAGGACGAACGCGAGCTCGCGATCGCGGAGGCCCGCGGCGCGCTCCTCGAGGCCGGCGATCGCCTGGCCGTGTGAGGGCGCGATCATGAGCGGCCGCGGAGCGTTTGTTCCGTGTTCGTGGAATTGCGGCGTGTGCGTCGAGGCCGGCGAGGCGAGGCCCTGGCGCCGGCCGGAGGAAACCGACGTCGAGGCGGCCGCCAGGTTCACGACGGAAACCCGATCGCGTTGCGTTCCGGGATGCGCGTTCGAGGCGACGCCGGCGCCCATGAAGATCCAGATCGCGCGGATCGGGCCGCCCGCGGATCGCCTGGGCGCGATCCTCGCTCCCGGTTCCGTTCCGGCCGTCGAGGTTCCCGTGTGCGAGGATTTCGATCCGTACCTCCGGCCGATCGGCCGCGCGCGGATCGACGTCGACGGCGCCGCGGAGATCACGTTCGCGCCTGGCGTCGAGATCGACGTCGAGGGCCTCGAGGTCGACGCGACGATCGGGATCGGGTTCCGCGTGCTCGAGCAACACGAGGAGGGCGGCGTTCGCGTGCTCGACAAGATCGAGATCATGGCCGTAGGGATCAACCGAACCCTGATCAAGCGGAGCGCCGGCGATTGAAGCGCCGCCGGCGAGGAGCTCGAGCTCGACGCCAGGCGCCGGCGGCCGCCGTGTCGATCGCCGCGTTCGCGCGCGAGCTCGACGTCGACGAGAAGGCCGTCCGAAAAGCGATCGCCTCTCACCGGATCCCGCCGACGTGCGTCGGCCTCTCGAGTACCGGCCGCCGGCAAGTGATCACAGATCCCGCGGCCGCGCGGATCGCCTGGGCGGAGAACGCCGCGAAGATCCCGCGCGGGCCCGACGTCGCCGGCGGCGCGCGCGAGTCACTGAGCGAGGCGGCGAGAGTCGCAACGCTCGAGCGGGGCCGAAAACTCCGGATGGAGAACGATCTCCGCGAGGGCCGGCTCGTCGAGCTCCGGATCGTTCAGCGTGAAGCGTTCGAGTCGGCGAGGATCATCCGGGAGGCGCTCCTGAACGTTCCGGTTCGGATCGCCGCGGAGCTCGCGGCCGAAACGGATCCGGCGAGGATCTTCGCGATCCTCGAGGACGCGATCCGCGAGGCGCTCGCGAACACGGCCGATCGCCTCGAGGCCGCCGGCGAATGAAACTCTGTAATCAACCCGTCGGCCGCGGAACCGTCGGCGACAATCGGCGATGCGGCGCGCTCGTCGTCGAGGGTTACACGATATGCGCCGCTCACCTGGCGGCCGCTCGAGCGGCTGAACGGTGGACGGCCGACGAGCTCGAGCGCCGGTTCGCGGAACGTGGGGAGCGCCTCGAAGACGCCGGCGAATGACGGACGGCGCCGCTCAGGCCGCCGTGATCCGCAAGGCGCGCGCCGACGGGATCCGGCCGGACGCGCTCCTCACGGTTTCGGAGTGGGCCGACGCTCACCGGAAACTCCCGAAGAAAACGAGCGCCGAACCTGGCGCCTGGCGAACCGATCGGACGCCGTACCTTCGCGAAATCATGGACGGGTTTTCCTCGAGGAGCAACGTCGAGGAGATCGTGTTCATGAAGGCATCGCAGATCGGCGGGACGGAGGCGCTCCTGAACGCGTTGGGCTACGCGATCGATCACGCGCCTGGGCCGATCATGCTCGTGTTTCCGACGGAGGGCCTCGCGAAGCGTGGATCGCGTCAACGCGTCGGCCCGCTCACGCGCGACACGCCGCGGATCGCGGAGAAGATCGCGCCGGCAAAATCGCGCGACTCCGCGAATACCGTCCTCGAGAAATCGTTCCCCGGCGGCCATCTGATCATCACGGGCGCGAATTCCGCCGTCGGCCTCCGTTCGATGCCGGCCCAGTACGCGCTCCTCGACGAGATCGACGGCTACCCGATCGACGTCGACGAGGAGGGTTCGCCGATCGCGCTCGTCGAGGTTCGTCAACGAACGTTCGCGCGCCGGCGGCGAATGAAAGTGTCGACGCCGACGATCGCCGGCCGCTCCGCGATCGAGGCGGCGTTCGAGCGATCCGATCAACGCCGGTACTACGTGCCGTGTCCGCGTTGCGGCGAATTCCAGATCCTCGAATTCAAACAACTGCGCTGGACGGAGCTCGAGCTCCCGCCGGCGGCCGCCGTGTACGAGTGTGCTCACTGTCACGAGTACATCCGGAACCATGAGAAAACGGCGATGCTCGCGCGCGGCGAGTGGCGCGCGGGGAAACCGGAACGCGCAAACGGCAAGATCCGCGGGTATCACCTAAACGCGTTGTACGCGCCCGTCGGCTGGATCTCGTGGGGCGAGATCGCCGCGGAATTCGTCGAGGCGGAGAAGGATCCCGAACGCCTCCGCGTGTTCATCAACACGATCCTAGGCGAAGTCTGGACGTCGAAAGGCGAGGCGCCCGAATGGGAGGGCCTGTTCCGCCGGCGCGACACGTACGCGACGGGAACCGTTCCCGCCGGCGCGCTCGTGCTGACGGCCGGCGTCGACGTCCAGAAAGATCGGCTCGTGTACGAAATCGTCGGATGGGGCCGCGGCCGCCGTTCGTGGTCGATCGACGCCGGCGAGCTCCCAGGCGATACGGCCGATCTCGAACGCGGGCCCTGGCCGGCGCTCGACGCGCTCCTCGCGCGCACGTTCCCGCACGCCGGCGCGCCCGACGTCGAGCAACCGATCCGCCTCCTCGCGATCGATTCGCAGTACAACACACAGCAGGTTTACGCCTGGGCGAAACGCTATCCCATGTCGCGCGTGATCCCGGTTCGAGGACACGATCACGGCGGCGCGCTCGTCGGATCGCCGACGGCCGTCGAGGTCACGAGCGGCGGAAAGAAGATCAAACGCGGCGGCCGCCAGTGGCCGGTTTCCGTCGGCATCGCGAAATCGGAGCTCTATGGATGGCTCCGCCTCGAGGCGCAGCCAGGCGAACCGGATCCGCCTGGGTTCGTCCGGTTCCCGGAGTACCCGGAGCAATGGTTCAAGCAACTGACGGCGGAGCGCCTCGTCGCGCGTAAGACGCGCCGCGGGTATGTGCGGCTCGAGTGGGAAGTGATCCCAGGCCGACAGAATCACGCGCTCGATTGCCGGATCTACGCGCGCGCGGCCGCGGCGCTCGCCGGCGTCGATCGCATGAACGATCGCGACTGGAACGCGCGGGAGCGGTTCCTGGGCCTCGCGCCGCCGTCCGACGTCGCCGCCTCGAGCTCGACGCCGGCGCCCGCCTCGAGGCCCTCGCCGACGTCCAGGCCGCCCGCCGCGAGGACGCCGGCGACGGCGCCCAGGCCGCCCTCGAGTACGCCGGCGCGCCCGCCTGGGAGCTCCTCGAGCTCGACGCCGGCGCCGGCAACGCCGGCCAGGCCGCGGCCGCCGGCGCGCCCGTGGATCACGCCGCGGCCCGACTGGCTGAAACGCTGAACGCCGGCCGGCGGCGAGTGGAGTAGAGTGGAGCTCGACGGGCGCCTCGAGCGCCCTCTGGCGGCCGCCGGCGCCATTGTTCCATGTGGAACACTCAGGCCGTCGCCGGCGCGCCCAGGCCGGCCGCCAGGCGACGCGGCGAGGATGGGCCGGCGATACGGCCGTCCCGCCGACGTCGCCGCTCCTGGGCCCGCTCAGGCCCTCGACGCTCGAGCTCGCCGGCCGGCTGTGCTATCCTCCCGCAAACGCCATGCCATTCACTACAGCGGATCGCGATGCTCTGGCCAGGGCGATCGCCGACGGCCGCGGCGCGCGCTCCATGTCGTTTTCCGATCAGACGGTCGTTTTCAACACGATCGAGGAAATGCTCGAGCTCCTCGCGAGGATGGAGCGGGACGTCGCGACGACGAACGGAACGCGCCGCTCGTATCGCCTGGCGTCGACGTCGAAAGGAGTCTGATCGGAATGGCGGAGGCAACCTCCCGCGAGGAATGCGTCGATCGGCATCGCGCGTACCCGCTCGATATCTCCGGCCGCCTGGGCGGGTTCCAGACGGATCGGGTTCGTCGCATGATCGCGCCGATCGTCGCCGGCGAGTCAGTTCTCGACGTCGGATGTAATTCCGGCTATCTCCGCTCCTGGCTCCCGCCGACGTGTCGCGTCGAAGGCGTCGACGTCGCGCCGGCGCTCGTCGAGCTCGCCGCCGCGCGATTGCATCGCGCCCAGGTCGCGCCGGCGGAGGAGCTCCCGTACGGCGATCGCGCCGTCGACGTGATCGTTCTCGGAGAGATCCTCGAGCATGTTCACGATCCGATCGCGGTTCTCGTCGAGGCCCGCCGCGTCGCGCGCCGCCTGATCGTCGGCTCGACGCCTCACGAGGGCGGCAAGTGGGGCCCGCGCGGATCGAAACCGCCGGCGTTGCATCGGTTCCATGTTCGCTGTTTCACGGCCGACGAGCTCCGCGCGACGCTCGAGGCCGCCGGCCTCCGCGCGATCGGCATCGAGACGATCCGCGATCGTCACACGCCGGCCGTCTACGTGTTCAGGGCGGCCGTACCGTGACGGCGCCGCTCGAGCGGCCGCCGGTTCTCGCCGCGTGCTACTTCGGGCAAGGCGGCGCCGGCGACCAATACGGGCGCCTGGCGCGCGTGCTCGAGTACACGGCCGGCGTTCACTGTCCGGCCTGGCGGATCGTCGTCGAGCGCCTCCCGAAACCGGCGGCCTACACGTCGGC